GGTGTTGGCAAGCGCCACGTTGGCCGCATCAACGAAAGCGTGGATGGCGATTTCGGGATTTTCCGGGATGAGACCATCGAAGCCGATGACCGGGCGTTCCTGATGAAGATTGAAGACACCGTCCGGGCGGCGGTCGATGAAGCCCGGTTCAATGCACTGGTGCAGAAACTCCGGGATGCCAAGGAAGCGCCCATTCTCCCGGCGGCGGCTCCCAAGGTGGTTGAGCTTGCGGCCAAGGAGTTCAATCTCCGCCAGAACGAGAGCGAGGGCATTTTGGGGCATCTTATCGCAGGCGGTGACCTTTCCCTCTATGGTTTGGCAAACGCCGTCACACGGCACGCACAGGACGTGCAGAGCTATGATCGCAGTACTGAACTGGAAGCCACCGGCTACAAGATCATCACCATGCAGCCCTCGCTGTTGAAGCGCTGGAATGAGGAGGTGAGCGCCGTATGAGCGGTAGACACATGAATGCCCGGCCAAAAAGGCTGACCCGCAAGCAGAAAGAAGCCCTTTCCGCACAGGGCTGGGATTCCCGCCTGTACCTCTGCGTCCGGGATGCCCCGGATCACATGGTTCTGCTGAACCGTACCACTGGCAAGACCGTTATGTTCCACAAGTAAACCCACCAAGAGAAAAGGAGTAAACATTATGATTCGCAACCCCAATGACATTCAGGATGGCGCAAAGAAAATCCGTATGCTGATTGCTGGCTACCCCGGCATCGGCAAGTCCACTCTGGCCCTGTCCGCACCCCGCCCGCTGCACATCGACTGCGATTTCGGCATTGACCGTATCGAGCCTCGCTACCGTATGCCGTACATCCAGCCCCGCAGCTATGACGAGATCCTGAACGACCTGAAGCCGGAGAACCTCAACGACTTCGAGACGCTAGTATTCGATACCGCCGGTAAGCTGATTTCCCTGATGGGTCTGTGGGCTATCAAGCAGAATCCCAAGTACGGCCAGCGCGATGGCAGCCTGTCCCTCAAAGGTTACGGTTTCGTAGGCCGTGAGTTCGTCCGGCTGATGGACTACTGCTTCTATGAGCTGAAGAAGAACATCGTGGTCGTATTCCATGCCACCGAGGAAAAGGACGGCGACAGCACCCGCCTCCGCATCAAGGTCGAAGGCCAGACCAAGAACAACGTCTGGGAGCCTATGGATCTGGGCGGTTTCGTGGAGATGTACGGCAACGACCGCACCATCGGCTTCTCCAACTGTGAGCGGTATTTCGCCAAGGGCACCCGCGGCATCCACGGCGTTTATAAGATTCCCGCCCTTGGCCCAGGCAGCCAGAATGACTTCCTGACCAAGCTGTTCGAGGAATATAACAGCAAGGCCGCTGAGGAAGTGGCTGCAAATGCCAAGGAAAACGAGGCATACGAACAGGTTATGCGGGATGGCAGCAAGATTATTGCCGGCATCAAGGATGCAGATACCGCCAACGCCGCCATGCAGCCGTTCAAGGCTCTGCACCATCACCTGACTTCCAGCCGGGAACTGAACGCCCAGTGGAAAGCCAAAATCGCAGCCCTCGGCCTGACGTTCGACCCGAATTCCGCCCAGTACAAGCCCGCAGAGGAGGCACAGTAATGGCTGCATACCTCGTCACTCACTCGCTGCTGTCCTCGTGGCTGCATCTCATTCGGGAGAATCCTTACGAGGATTTGACCACCGAGGGCGACCCGCTGGCGGAGTTCATGCTGGTACTGCGCCGAGAGCCTACGCCCCGGACGGAGGCCATGCAGAACGGCATCGACTTTGAGAACCTCGTGACCGCCATTGTCAATGGCCACGATGACCCCAACAATCCGTGGAACTGGGCTGCTGGGCAGATTGCCGCCATCATCAAGGGCGGGCAGCTACAGTTCAAAGCCCGTCGGACGATTCGGGTGCGGGGCATGGATGTGGTTCTGTATGGCCGCCTCGATGCTCTGAAAGCTGGCACCATCTACGACATCAAATTCAGCAAGGGCTACGAGCGTGGAAAGTTCTATTCCAGCACCCAGCACCCAACCTATATGCTGCTCATCCCGGAAGCGCAGACGTTTTCCTACCTTGTCAGCAACGGCATGGACGTTTGGACGGAGTGCTACCGCAGGGATGAAACGCCGGATATTTGCCCCATCATTTCGGATTTCTTCGACTGGCTGGATGCTTTCGGTCTGATGAACGTGTTCAAGGAGCACTGGAAAGCCTTATGACCGGGCGGCTGGTGGATATGAGTTTCAGCCTGAACCGCAAGCAGCGTATCACGCTGGAAGTTGATTCTGATTTCCGAAGTCTGTGGGACAAGCTGAATCAGGAGCCGCTGCTGGACATTGAAATCAAGAAGCACCGCAACAAGCGCAGCCACAGTGCAAACGCCTACTTTCATGTTCTGGTCAACAAGATCGCCGCCGAAACTGGCGAATCGGACGACCTTGTGAAAGAGCGGCTGGTTGTGGCTTACGGCACGGTTGCGAGAGATAAGGATGGCTGCACCGTGGGCTTCAAACTTCCGGTCAGCGTGGATGTTCACGACCTCTACAAATACACCCGCTGCTTTGATGTGCGGGAAGAGGACGGAAAATGGTTCAACTGCTACTTGGTTTACAAGGACACCAGCAAGATGGACACGAAAGAATTTTCACACCTGATTGACGGTGCGATTGATGAAGCCAAGGCTCTGGGTATCGAGACGGATACCCCGGAGCAGTTGGCCCGGTACAAGGAGGGATGGTCACGATGAAAGGCCGAATCGTCATCTGCGACTACTGCGGAACGCCCGCAGACTTCGTAGACAGTTCGGTGGTTTACCACGGCCACAGCTTCGGCATGATTTACCTCTGCCCTCGCTGCGGTGCCTATGTCGGCGTACACAAGGGGTCTGACAAACCCCTTGGCCGCTTGGCAAATTCGGAGTTGCGCAACTGGAAAAAGGCAGCTCATGCAGCATTTGACCCGCTCTGGAAATACGGTCCCTACCGTGGCCACCGGAATGAGGCCTACCGCTGGCTGTCCGAGAAGATGGGCACCCCGATTGAATTTACGCATATTGGAATGTTCGATGTAGACCAGTGCCGCAAGGTGGTCCGCATCATGCGAGAAGAAAGGAACCAGTTATGGAAGATTTGAACGTCCAGACCATCGCTATCCCGGTTGAGGAGTACAAGGAACTGATCCAGAAGCAGGCTGAACTCAGCCTCATTTATCACAAGGGTGCAGGCGGCAGCGTTTACGACATTGGTAACTTTGTGCTGGATTTGATGCTTGCAGTTCATCCGGAGCTGATTACCAAGCAGGAGGACACCGATGCTGAATAATTGCACATTTCAGGGCCGCTTCGCCGCTGATCCTGAAATGCGGACCACACAGAGCGGCCTGACAGTTGCCAGCTTTCGCATGGCCGTTGACCGGGACAATGTCGGTCAGGATGGCCGTCGGGCTACCGATTGGCTGAATTTCGTGGCATGGCGTAAAACGGCAGAGTTCGTTTGCCAGTATTTCCGCAAGGGCAGCACGGCTCTTGTGGAGTGCCAGTGCCAGACCCGCTCCTACGAAGACAAGAACGGTCAGAAGCGCACCGCCACCGAGTTTGTGGTCCAGAAGATTCACTTTTGCGGCCCAAAAACGGAGCAGCGAGTGGATGATGGCGGTGAGGCACCGCCGCCGGGCTACCAGCAGCCGCCCTATCAGAATCAGCAGACGCAGCAGATGGGATTCAACACCCAGAGCCAGCGGCAGCAGTGGCAGCAGAGTGCCCCCAGCGGGCAGCAGTCCGGCTACTCGCAGGGCAATCCCGATGACTTTTCTGAGATTGATGACACGGACGACTTGCCGTTCTGACCGCAACAAGGAGGTGGTTGGATGGTAAAGCCAGACAATTACATCATGATTCCCGGATGGATGCGCACGGAACTGGACTTGAAAGGGAACGAGTTGAACCTCTACGCAATAATCTACGGATTTACGCAGGATGGCGAAACGGAGTTTTCCGGAAGCATCCGCTATATGCAGGAATGGTTGGGCGCAGAAAGTAAACAGACCGTGTTCAACACGCTGGAAAAGCTCATCAAACGAGGATTGGTTCAGAAGCGGACAGAAGTCTTGAACGGAGTGCGACACAACTATTATTTAGCTTCGCCGAGGGGTAGTCCAAAAATTAGACCGCCTAGTCCAAATTTTAGACCGGGGGTAGTCCAAAATTTAGACCACCCTAGTCCAAATTTTAGACCTAATAATATAGAAGATAATATAACAGATATTCTAGTTATAAAGGACGGCGGCACCCGCGCAAAC